GCTTCCGCCGCATGGACGGCCCCAAATAAAAACGGGGGTCGATGTGATGGCTGCGGACGGCGGACGTCGATGTGATGCACGCGGATGAGTAGCGTGCTACTGAGTAGCAGCGACGGCGGCCGGGGCCGACGCCATGGCGGCGAGGTAGTGTGCGCCGGCAAGCGTGGCGTAGTGACTGCGCTCGACGTCGGTGAGGATGATCTGTGCGCCGCGCTTGTCGAACGTCATCCCGCTGTCAGCGATGCCGAGCAGGTAGTCGGCGCGCTCACGGTGGCCGGCCGCCGTATACACGGAAGGTGATGACTTCATGGGTGACCCTCCATTGTGGTATAGCTGGACGATGCCTGATGACTTGAGTCGATGGCACCTCGGCCGTGACAGGTTGGGCCGGGTGATTGTGTGGCACGACGACTGTCGGGTCACTGTGCGCCCGGGCCGCGATGACACGGTTGACGAGATCATCGCGGCCCTACGTGCACACGACTGCGGCCCGGGGCTATGGGGTGACCGGCGCCGTCCATGACGCGGCCCATGTGTCCGGGCCGACCAGGCCGTCTACATCGAGCCCCTTCTCCGCTTGGAAGCTACGGCACACGCGCTCACTCTCGTCGCCGTAGTAACCATCGACACCCATCGACCAGCCACGGTCCCACATGCGCGCTTGCCATGTCTCGACGTTGGGCCGGTCGGCCGGGTCGGCGCCCGAGTGACACCGATCGCTGGACGATGTCTGGCCTAGGTAGTGGCCGGACGGGTACGGGAACGGCGTTTCGTCACCTGCAGGTGGCGTCGGTGCCGCGTCGGATGACCAGCCCCATGACTCGGTTGAGTCCATGTAGCCACCCTCACCCGTGCAGTCGACGGACACGTGCACGTGATGGTCGTGTGGGTTGCTGCCGGTGTAGTTGCGCCATGCCCAGTCGTCGGTAGGGCTCGCGATGCGCCGGTTGCTGATGATGTATTTGACCCTGATCTCGCGCTCACCGTTGATCAGGATGTCGCCACGGCAACGCTTGCGCTGCCAATCGGCGTATGCGTATGAGTCAAACCCGTGGCTCGGGTCGTGGGTGAAGTCGCGCGCGGTCACCACCCACCCACAGCAATGCGGGTTGTGATCCGAGTCGGTGCCCTGATGCGCCTCGTCACCGATCGATCCATCGCTGGCCTTACTGCGGTTGGGTGCCGATGCGTTGATCTCGGCGAGCAGCTGGTCAAGGCTTTCCGCCACGCGCCAACTCATGAGTCACTCTCCTCGATGGGTTCGCCGGCGAGGTCCTCGGCGTGTTCGTCCTCGGGTTGGGTTGCGACGTCATCGGATTGAGTCTGCTCAGCGGTGACGTCATCGGGCTCGGTCATTGTGTTGCCTTCCCTTGCGTTGGTGAACCGCGGAATCAGTCCTCTTCGATCCGACGGCATACCTCGATTGGAATGTGCTGATCGTTGTACCAGTGAAGCTTGTGGGTGTGCTCGGTGCAGAGGTGCACATGGATACGACGGACGTCGCCGGTCTCCATGTCCTCGCCGTGTAGGTCACCGTGCCCCGTCGCGGTATGCGGGCAGGGTGGGTCGGTGTCGTTGGCGCGCAGCGTGTTGCCCCAATCGCATGCGCCCGGGTTGCTGCCGACGATGACGATGAACGGCAGCGCCGATGGGCCGTGGCCGTTGCCGCTATGCATCGCCATCGTTCCGAGCGCGAGTCAGGCTGTGGTGATCTTGAATGATGATGGGCAGGAATGGCCGGGCCAGCGTGACCAGCACGGCGGGCACCGATGACTCACCCGATGGGTCAGACGGTGGGCCGTCACCGACGAATATGACCGGGCCGCACAGTATGTCGATGGGTGCCCAACCGGCGGCTTGCGCGATGCGGGTCGCGGGGACGTTGCGCGGTAAGGCTTTGAGTTTCCCCTCCTCATCGAGGTACGCATGCCACGGCGGCACGTTGGTCGGCAGGTTGATCGGGTGAATGGCTTCCAACCAACCCCCGATCAAGGATCGAAACGAGTCGACGGTCGGTGCGACGCGTAGCACGTGTGCGCCGGTGCCATCGACCAGCATCACGAGTACATGGGTGGACATGGAGGGGGTCCCTTTCTACGTGGAGTGTGGGTGGTCGACGTTGGTGGTTGGGTAGCGCTCGACGACGGCGCGGCGACGGTATTCGTCGAGGCGATCGGGCAGGGTCGAGAGCAGGTCGAGCGCCATCGCCGGCGGTAGCTGTGTGATGACGTCAAGGTGTCCGTTGGGGTAGATCATCAGCACCACGACCGGCCGGTTGTACGTGATCGCCGTCGCGCCGCTCACCGTGGCACGACCGGGTGTGTGTGCACGGCCGAGCCCGTCGCCGTGACGGTGATGTCGAACGTGCGCCATCCCTCACCGTCGACGCGCGGCTTCATGACGACCGTCGTCTTGTCCTCGGCGAGTACGTTGATCGGCTCGGCGCATTGCGGACACGGCACGACTAGCAGGTTGCGGGGCACCAACGGCGGCGGCCCCGGCATGGCATGCACGGCCGAGATCGGTATCGGGTCGACGCCGCGCCGCCGCGCCGTCGGGTACGTGCCGGTTTCCTCAGCGTCCCATGTGGACGCTGTGCCATCATGTCGTGTGGTCATCGTCGTACCTTTCGTCGTCGGTGCATGGTCGCGCTAGGGCAGGTTGCGAAATGGCTTGACCATCGGCGGCCGTGGTAGGCCATGGCTTGCGCCGTCGACAGCCATCGCACGATCGGCAACCCGTCGGATCGCCTCACCTCCCCACGCTCGTCACGGGCCGGTACGAACATGCCGTCCGTCGAGGGCCGCATGTCCATTGGGATACGGGAACCGGTCGACTCACTCACGGCGTAGAAGATCGACCGGCCGCAACTCTTACACGCGCTCACCGTCATCCTCGCCGTCATCATCGATGGGTGTGTGTCGGTCCGGGTCTAGCTCGTCGAGTAGGTCGAGCTGCCCGGTCATTGGTTCGAGCGCGTGCCGGCGCCGGCGTTCCCGGTTGAGCAGCGCGCGGGCTCGTAGCGACTCATCCCGGTCGACGATGGGCTCTATCGCGAGGATGGCCAGCGTGGCGGCGCGCTCGCCGGTGCCGACGTTGGTCTTGATGTATTGCACCGTGTACTCGATCACGGCCAGTCGCGGCGGCATCGGATCGGTGAGCAGCGCATGCGCGACGCGGTGCATGCCGTTGCTGTCATCGTCGGGTAGCTTGCCTGACAGGTTCACCGGCCCCTCCCGCGTCCACATAGGATGAGTCGCCATGCGTCGAGGTTGGGCCGCCGGCCATGTGTGCCGCGCCGAACGATCGCCATCGCGTTGTCGCGGCGGCATAGCTCGTAGCCGTAGCACGTCGAGGCGAGCACACACTCATGCGCGCGCCGGCAAGGGTTGGCGTCGTCGTAGATCGGTATCAGTGCCATGGTTCACATCCGGGGTGATGGGTAGGCGATGCGGGCATGCCCGGCGTGTTTGGCGTTGCGGTATCGGGCGCCGTCGGATGAGTTGTGATGCGCGCAGCACGCTTTGAGATTGTCCATTGTGTCCGGTCCACCTTGATCGCGCCGGATCGGTGTGTGGTCGGCCGTAGTGGCGCGCCGGGTGCAGCCGGGCACGTGGCACCGGTGCTGGTCACGCATCAGCACGGCCCGGGTGAGCGCTTGCGCCCGACGGCCACCCCAACGGCGCATCATGGCAGCCCCGCATGGTCGGACGGTGCTAGCCCGTTGATCGCCGAGCGTAGGTAGGGGTTGGGGTGGGTGCTGTCACGTTGGATGTCGGGCGCGACGCCGGCCACCCCTGCAGCGTCGCGCCCGACGTCGCCCGGGTCGCCGTCCACCCTTGACACGGCCCCGGACGTCTCGCGCGCTTGACCCGTCCCGTCCCCGTCCCGTCCAGCGCGCGTGTGTGGTGACACCACAGATAGACCTGTGGTCGATCCGTTGATTCGCGTTTGGTCGCCCGGCACCGGCAGCAACGTCATGCCGGCCGCGATCGCCGTACGCCGGCCCTTGCGGCTATTGCAGCCACGGCACGCGACGACGAGATTCGAGGCACCGGCGGCGATATGGGGGTCGACGTGATCCAACACGCCGCCATGCGTCGAGCGCCGGTCGGCCCACACTACGCCCTGACCGCAGTAGCGGCAGGTATCACGGTCACGGTGCCGCACGACGGCGCGTAGCTCGCCGTCGCGTAGCTCGGCGTGTTGTTGACGCGCGACGTCGGTCTCGGCATGGGTCGGGTTGGTGTCGAGGTACCCGTGCACGTGGAAGTCGGCGCCGGGTGGCCACGGCAGGCCGTGCAGGCACGGGCACGCGGCACCACGGGTGTGCAGCAATGCCCGGCCGCCGTCGGGAGGTGCCGTCATCATCGCCAGCCACCGTCCATTCTGGACAATCTTGCGTACGATCATGGTCTGTAGAAAGCCGTCGGTTCGGTGACGCGCGGCGTACTCCTTAAGGCGCCAGACCATGCCGGCCACCCGGTTGTGCTCATCGTTGGTGGCCACGATCGCCATCAGGCGCGGGTCTTCGGTCTCGCCGTCGTCAGAGCGCAGCCACGTCACGCGGAGGTGGGTCGACGCCGCCGTATCGGCGGCGGCCCATGATCGGCGTTGGTGGCCGTGGCCATCGTCGGCGCCGGCGTCTCGTCGAGCAGTAGCGCGATGACGTCCGAGCCGAGCACGCGCAGTGTGCGGCGGCCGATCCGACGGACGGGGACGCCACGCTCGGTGATCACTTCCCGCATGCGACGGCCGCTCATGCGCGCCACGGCGGCGATTTCCTCGACGAGATAGAGCCCGTTGGGGTCAAAGTCGGTGACCCGCGTCGGCTGTTCGACGGCGTTGCGATGGGTACTCACACGTGCCTCCCCTACGGGACGGCATGCAAGATCAACTCGCACGTCTAGCGTCCCGACTCTAACCCTCCACAATGGAACATTTTGTCGACCCCCCGGCGCGCTCGCATGGTCGCGCCCCTCGGGTACCTCGCCGCCGTTAGTTGGGTCGGTAACCGGTATAGAGCCCTAGGTTTACCATCCGGCAACAATGAGTGTCCATAGGTCGGACGTAACGTTACGTAGTCTTATATACAAATGACGACGTTCGTCGCCGTCACGGCACCCATGGCCGGGCATGTCGGTATATGCGAATGGTGAAAACGGGTCACGGCCCGGTGCATGTCGACACCCATGCACCGGGCCGTGACGTCGTGCGGCGTAAGGCTTTTCGCCTTACGCGGGTCTATACGAGACCTGCTGCGGACTGCGGATGTCGATGTCTTGGGCCGTATACGAGACCTGCTGCGGACGGCGGATGTCGATGTCTATGAGGCGCGTCGCGGCTTGGTTGTCTGGCGCAGCTTGGCCCCGTTGCGTTTGCCCTGCAGGGTGCGTACCGCCCGGTCGGTCGCTTTCTTGACCGACGCGTGCTGACCGAGCACGTGCGCGTACGTGTTGTACGACGTCGACACCGACGCGTGCCCGGACACGGCGGCGAGCGTGACCGGGTCGACGTTGGCCTCGGCGAGCACCGACACGAACATGTGCCTCATCGAGTGGGCCGTGATCCGGCCGACGATGCCGGCGGCGGCGGCGGCGTCGGCGATGCGGTCTATGCGCGCCTGCCAGCGGGTGCGGTGCCACGGCCGGCCGGTGACCGGGTTGGGGAACAACAGCCCGGCGTCGCCGGCGTCGACGACGCGGCGCCGCAGGATCGGCTTGAGAGCGTCCGGGACGGGCACGATCCGGGTGCCGGCCGGCGACTTGGTGTCATCCTCGATCTTGAATGCTCGAGGTGACCCGGCCGGTTGACGGCGCAGCACGCGGAACACGTCGAGGTCACCCCGGGGGGTGATCGCGTCCACCATGAGGGCCGCGACTTCTTGGAAGCGCAGCCCGGCACCGACGCACGTGAGCAGTAGCTCGGCGGCGTCCGGGTCGGTCGCCATCGCGGCGGCAAAGAATCGACGGCCGTCGCCGCCGTGCACGATGTCGCGGGCTCG